GGCACCGCGATCCCGTATACGGACATTGAGATCTCGTACGGTACCGAGCTGCTCTACAATCGTGTTGGCATCACGCCGATCGGCCTTGAGACGCAACTAGCGTCGAATACGACGAGTCAGACGACGTACGGTGTGCAGAGCCTTGAAGTGAATGGTCTGCTGTTGCCGCTGGGTGCTCAGGGAACCGCTGATGCTGCCGCTCTCGCCGCATACTACGCGAATAAGTATGGTGATCCTGATTTGCGTTTCAACGCGATCGCCGTCGAACTCGCCGCCCTAACGGCAGCGCAGCAGAGTGTCGTGCTTGCCCTGGAGCTCGCGGATATTGTCACGATCCAATTTCAACCCAGCCGCGTCGGTGATCGCGTATCTAAGGCTGTGCAGATCATTGGCATTCGGCATCAGATCCGACCAAAGCAGCATACGATCGAGTTCATGCTTGCCTCGACGGATACCGTGGCGTTCGTGTTCGGATCGAATAGTGATCCGATCGCAAACCCCGTAAGTATCTTTGCTGGTGGGACTGTTGTCGGCTCGCCATTCGGCTTGTAGTAAAAGGGTAGAATACGCTCATGGCTTATACCGCTCCAGGCACCGCCGTCGCCGGCGACGTACTCACCGCCGCATTCTGGAACCAGCAGGTACGCGACAACATCACCGAACTTGCCGGCGCACCATTCGCACGCAACATCCTCTACAACGGCGCCATACAAGTCGCACAGCGTGGAACAAGTCCCGCGAGTATTACAACGTCCGGCTATTACACGGCTGATCGCTGGTATACGTTGCTTGCAACACTTGGAACATGGACACAAAGTGTTGAGAATGATGCGCCGACAGGTTCAGGATTTAGAAAATCCGCAAAAATGCTCTGTACCACAGCGGATGCATCTCCAGCATCAGGAGATTATCTTCTATTTCGACAACTCCTTGAGGGACAAGATGTTCAGCGGATTGCTAAGGGAACCTCAAGCGCACAAACATTGACCGTTAGTTTTTGGGTCAAAGCGAATGTAACGGGAACGTTCATTGTTGAACTAGAGGATGAAGACAATGCGCGTAGCGTTTCGCAGGCCTACACGATTTCAGCATCTGCAACATGGGAACGCAAAACAATCACGTTCCCAGCTGATACGACAGGCGCACTAGACAACGATAATGCTGCATCGTTGATTCTAAATTTCTGGCTCGCTTCTGGATCATCGTTCAGTTCTGGAACTCTTCAGACAACATGGAATACGCGAACAAACGCGAACCGTAATGTTGGCGGAACCAATCTTGCCTCTGCAATCAACAACTATTGGCAGATCACGGGTGTCCAGCTCGAGACGGGTAGTGTCGCCACGGGCTTCGAGTTCTTGACTTATGGTGATGATCTTCGTCGATGTCAGAGATATTTCCAAACGGTGACGCCAAGTTCTGATGCGAATATCGCTGTTGGGGTTGGGGCTGCTACTAGTGCAACTAACGCATTTATACCTGTTCCGTTATGTACTCAAATGCGGAGTACACCTTTGGGCACTATTTCTGCTGCTGCTAGTTTTAGTATCGGATATTGGTCAGGTGGGAATATAGCTTGCACAGCATTGGCGCGTAACGGAACAGGATCAAATCCGAATCTACTTTTTCTTGTTGCTACGGTAGCGTCTGGCTTGACGACTAATGCTGGCGTGCATTTGTATCGTCCGGGTACGACGGCGTATATCTGGGCAGACGCGGAGTTGTAACGTATGCCTGTTGAATCGTTCATGGTTATGGTTGTCTAATGAGTGACGCTGAGATCGAACGTATCTTCCGTAGTCTTGACAGGATCGAGGCGCGTCTTCTCAAACTAGAAGAGCGTGAGGCGATGCGGCGTGGTTCGGATATGACGAAGGGCCAACTCGTGGGGATTATCGCTACCATTAGTGCGGTTACGGGTGCTGCTACGGCGGTCGTGACGCAGATCATCTAATCCTCGAGGAGGGGATCTTTATGGGTAATGTCAGTCCGAAGGTTATGTGGAGCACGCTCGCAGCAGCGATCGTCACGATCCTTGTGTGGTGTGCGAGTCTTGCTGGTGTGGAGGTTCCCGAGCTCGTCCAGGGCGCTCTGATCACTATCCTCGTCGCGCTTGCTGGCTGGTTTGCGACTGATCCTCGCCGCTCGTGACGCATCGTCAGGCAGCCAAGATTGCGCTTCGTGATTATGCGAAGCGTGCCGGCATTCAGATTCCTAAGGGTTTCAACCTCTCCGACACGTATGGCTCTGCTGCGCGCGAGCTGTGTAAGCGTGTACAGCGGAAGAACCGCATCAAGCAGTCGGGGGACTTGACGCCGAAGACGCTGCTCGTCATTGGCAAGGATCTCCCCGGTACGCTCGCCGAGCGCGCTGTGTGGTGTATGCGGATCGTTGAGGGGCCGCTCGAAACATTCGGCAACAATCGTGGCCCGTACGTGGAGGAGATTCAGAAGCTCGGGTCTCAGCTTTCGCCTGGCGCGTGGCCGTGGTGCGCCGCCACAACTTCGTGGGCATACAGGTGTGCGGGTTGGAAGAGTTGGGCCGCTTTCTGCAAGGGTATGAATGAGGCGTTCGTGCCTGATTGGGTCGCTGCTGCCGAGCAAAAGCGTTATGGCATGAGTATTGTCTCGTGGCGCTCGAGCCGGACAGGTGATGCGATCACGTATCAGTTTGACGAGGATAAGCAGCAGGATCATATTGGCTTGCTCGTCACTCGTCCGAATCTGGTGACGGGTGCGTGCGTCAGCATTGAGGGCAATACGAGCTCGAGCGAGTATGGGTCGCAGGCTGATGGTTCGGGCTTGTGGCGTCGTAATCGGAATGCGAAGCCGCCGCAGATCCTGATTCGTATCACGTAGGAGTTTCGGCGCGCGTGGCGTACGCTATGACGACGAAGCCTGGAGGAGCGTATGAGTCTGTTGGATGAGATCACGAGTGAGAATGGCAAGCCGCGGCATGATTGCATCGTGTGTTTCTGTATCAATGATCTTGGCGCTGAGGATGCTGCGGATCTCGTAGCGTGCCTAGCCGACACCTCGTACACCGCGACGAGCATCGCGCGCGTCCTGACTGCTCGCGGGTATCCCGTGCATCCTGAGGGGAAGCAGGTTCGTCGGCATCGTAGGATGTGCGTATGAGTCTCCGCGATGAGGTAGAGACAGAGCATCGCGCCGCTGATCTTGAAAAGACGCTGCGACGGCTTCAACGTCAGCTCGCGGATGCGAAGGCAAAGAGTGCTGATCTCGTAGCGGCGGTCGAGTCGGCTGCTCGTGATGCTGCTCTGATCGCCGGCCCTGCCAAGCCCGTGAAGATTCCGCCTAAGCGGAAAGAGAGCGGTAGTAAGCACGCCGAGACGGCGCTACTGCACCTAACGGATTGGCAGCTCGGAAAGCACACGAGCTCGTATGACTCGGACGTGTGTATTGAGCGTGTTCATCGCGTCGTGCAGAAAACGATCAGGCTGACGGATATTCAGCGTGCCGCGCACCCGGTCGATGAGATCATCGTGATGCTCGGCGGCGACATGATCGAGAACATCCAGACGTTCCCTGGACAACCATTCGAGGTGGATTCGACCTTGTTTGGGATGGTGTTTGAGGCGGCTAACCTGATCGAAGAGGTATTGCTAGCGTTGCTCGCCGAGTTCAAGACTGTGCGCGTTTACGAGGTCGCCGGCAATCACGGCAGGATTGGTAAGAAGAGTGATGGAGTTCCCGACAATTGGGATCGCATTCTCTGTCGCATCGTTCGCGATCGGTTGTCGCAGGATCGTCTTGTGTGGCACGAGCCGTCGTCGTGGTATGAGATCGTCGAGGCTGGCGCGTATCGCGCGATGCTGGTGCATGGTGATCAGATCAAGAGCTTCGGCGGCAATACCCCTGCCTTCGGCATCATTCGGAAGAGCACAGCCTGGAGTAGCGGTGTCACCGAAGCGTTTGATGATGTGTACCTCGGTCACTATCACCACGTCTCGCAGTTCCAGCTGCCGAATGGTGGGCGCGTCTTTATGACGGGATCAACGGAGAGTGGTAGCGAGTATGCGCGCGAGTTCGTCGCCGCAAAGGGACGACCCTCGCAACGCCTCCACTTCATCGATCCAGACGCAGGACGAGTCACCGCCGAATACATCATCTGGCTCGACTAGGCTACTCGCCGATGAAGCACGGCTCCGTCGGGAAGAATCCCTCTACGCGACCACTAGCACCCTGCGACGAGCCAGGCTCGCCAAAGAGTCGACGCCACTCTTCGATTGTGTAGAGCTCGCCGTCCCAATCCTCGTCCGCGGCTCGAGCCACAGGCTTCCACGCTCGCTTCGGTGCGCGAACGCGAGTGATTCGCGGAGGCTCCGCAGTACGCGCAAGCCGAGCCGCACTACAAGCCGCAATAAGCTCGTCAGCAGCGGCGGGATACTCGCGCCGGATCTTCGACATCATCACCGCCGACAATGCGCGATGCCCATTCGTGTACTTGAAGACATGCGAATCACCAACACCAAGCACACGCGCAAGCATCATCGTCGAAATGCCATGCTCAAGCATGATCAGAGCAGCCGCCGAACGCCTACCCTGCACTACTCAGCCCCGCGCTCTGCACTCGCAGCCCCACGCAACGCAGTAGCCTCAGCGCGAAGCTGCTTGGCCTCCGCCTTCAACCGTCCCCGCAGAATCCGTGTTTCGAGGTTGCGGCGGATCTTCTCGGAGCCGAGGTGCTTGCGTCGCTTGTTACTCATCATCTTGCCTTTCATCGTGGTGGAGTCGGGACTCTAGTCCGAGCTCGGGATTCGTGTCAAGAGGTGCCGGCCCCGTGTCTCGATCGAGGAGACAACGGGGCCGGCGAGCGGGGGAGGGAATCCGCTCCCCCGCATTATCCCGTACTATTCGGAGGGCGGCGCGGGCTGGCTCGTAGTGGTGGCAGACCGCGCCGCTACCACATTCGCCACCGTCTGATGCGACACACCAGCCAGCTCGGCAATCGTCCTGAGCGATAACCCGCCAATGCTCGCTGTGACGATGAGCTCGTCGCGTTCCTGTTTCGCATCATCCAGCACCTGCTCCGCACTAGCCACAAACATCGCTGCTTCTGCGAGCTCGTCTCGGATCGTCATGCTACTCGTCATGCCATCTGCCTTTCCACGAATCGCTTTGCAAGCACGAGCGAATCCTTCATCGTGATCGGCTCGCCCTTGAACCTGACGACATACCAGCCATGATCACGCTGAGGATGCCGAGTGATCAACCACTCGCCACGCCTCCAAACGTCATTCCACACAACCGGCTCATACGACCACTCACTCATCACGCCTCCTCCTCTTCGATCATGCGAATCCGATCCGCGATCCAAAACGCGACCGTCGTCACGATCGCATCACCACACGCCGCATACCGCTTAGAATCCGGCGCCTTCACACCAGGCGGAGCCGTCCACCCATCAGGGAGTCCCATCAGACGCTCACACTCCACGGGCGTCAAGCGCCTAACTGACATGTGCTGAAGCATCGTTGGCGCCTGATTCGTCCCACTACTCGCAGCCTTCAACGTCGGACTGATCTCCTCCTCATACCCAATGCCACCAGCTCGACTACCCTGACCAGCCATAAACGCAGCCGTCGTCGTCTCCGTGACATGCACTCCACGCTCGCTCTTGACCTTCGTCAAAGCCGGAGAGCACTCCACCCGAGCAGCAGCAATATCAGCACCATTGCCACCCTCCGGGTAGACGCTGAACGTCTCTGCAACTAGGTGTCCGGCTTGTGCGCTGTTGTCGTCTGCGCCGCCCTGCTGACGATCAAGCGCGTTCACGACGATGTGCGTCGTGCGCGTATCACCAACGTCGAAGCGGTTGAGTGTGTTGGCGTGATCGCCTTCGACCCATGTCTCGTCATCCGTCATGCTCGCTGCCCTCCTTGACTTGCGGAACGCGGAGCAACCCGGTTGCCCCCCGTTGGTGATCACGATGTGATTCGTGCTCTTATAGTCGCGCTGACTCAACGTCCCAGCCTCGGATTCTTCTCGCCACGCTCCGAAGGCGGCTGTGGCGTTGTAGATCCGGTCGCGATCACTCCTGCCCCCCCCCCGAAGTCTTGGCCGGACTGTTCGGAGTACATCCGCGTCAATGTTCCCGTCGGCTCTTCGTCTACTCGTCCATGGGTTCCAACGCTGCCACAGCTCTGAGTGCCGTCTCCAACGCTTCGGGGAGTTTCCGTCCACGCCTGCCAGCCCGACGAAGTATCCCCGCCGCTGCTCTCGAAGAGAGCGCGTAACGCGAGTCGGCTCGCTCCTCGAGAATCATACTTAGCGTCGGTTCGACGGGCAACAATGAAGACTCGCCGACGACGCTGCGGAACTCCGAAGTATCGGGCATCGAGAATCCGCCATGCCACGCCATACCCGCACCCGACCACTTCATCGATGAGTCGGGCGAAATCGCGTCCATCGTTGCTTGACAAGAGTCCTGGAACATTCTCCAGGACGATCCATCGCGGCTGCATAAGTTCTGCAACTCGGAGGAACTCAAAAGCGAGAACTGATCGTTCACCAGTAAATCCTTTTCGTTTGCCAGCAACTGAGAGATCTTGGCAGGGAAAGCCGCCGATGAGAACATCAATAGGATCAATGTCTCCGAATCCCCGTTGCGTGATTGCGCCGTTAGCGTCGGATGTGTTGTTGGAGATCCGCCGGTCTTGTTGTCCCTTGTAAAGAATCTTGCTTGAAAGGCGAATGCCACTATTTTGAACATAATTTGCCAACTCCACTATGTCTTCATAAATAGGGATATTCGGCCAATGCGCGCGAAGCACCTCCTGCTTCCACGAATCAAACTCGCATTGCCACTTGATGTCGAAGCCTGCCCACTCGAAACCAAGATCAGCACCACCAATCCCGGTGAACGTCGAACCAACCGTGAGCGGCTTACTCATTGGTGGTGTAGGTGTAGTCAGCATTGGCGCACGTTTCGCATTCGGGGTAGTAGTCGAATGCGTCGTCCTCTGCGTTGAGTTCCATCGCTTCGCGCACCATCTCATCCGTCATGCGCTCCCACGTTCCGCGGATGCCGGGAAAGTGAATCGCCGTCGGATTCGCTTCGTACTCTGAGCGAAGCGTGTTGCCTGCATGAGCAAGACACGTGCATCGACCATCGTCGTGCAGGAAGATGATGTCGGTTTCGGTGGTGGTCGTCATGGCTGCTTCTCCTTGAGTGGTGGTTGCCATGCACGAAAGATAGGGGTAAACCATCCCCGTGTCAAGTGCCTAGACACAATCCGTGTAGAGCAACCGGAAGCATTCGTGTATGGTTCGGCTTTCCACTACAGCCCGACACGCCTAGGAGGCACATAGTCATGGCAAACATCATCCCCGCGGACGACATCCTCGCAGGAGGAGGCGGCGTCTACCTCGACAAGGACGACAAAGCCGCACTCCACACCGAACAGCGCCCGTTCTACATCACGAGCGCGATCGCAGAGCAAGAAGGGAACTACGGGACGCAGACGATCTTCACGATCAAAGAGAAGGGCAAGGACGAGGCGCGCCTCGCATTCCAGGCGAGCGCGTCGCGGATCGAGCAGGCGAAGCGGATCAGCGTCGCCGTCGCGAATGGCGCGGATGCCGTCGGCCCGTTCTACCTCGGACGCTGGGAATCCAACGGCCGGAGTGGTTGGCAGCTCACGAACGCTCCGACCACGCCACTCGTCATCAACGACACCACCACGCAGACGCCGGCGACGGCGCCCGTGGCGAGTGTCGCGCCGACGACCGACGACGACATCCCGTTCTGATGACTAGCATCGAAGACATCAGCGTCGAGAGGGTTATGGATGATCTGCTAAAAGCCTTCGGAGAAATCCGCGACGCGATTCATACGTGTGCCAGCGAACTTCAGAACATCTCTGAGGATCTTCAAGCAATCAAAGACAAGATGCTGAGTGATGAGTAGTCTCGTCCCGTACGTTCCTCCCGCGAACATCACACAGTTGCGGGGACTCGCAGAGCATGGCGAACTCATCACGCTCGATGGTGAGATCGTCAGCGTGAGCGATGCGTCGAATGATGATCTCGTCGCGTGGGGACTCGTCGCGCAGCACCTCCGTGATCTCGCACGCATGATCAGCACGAGCGTCGAGCCAGAGCTCGGCACGCGGATTCACGCGATCGCTGGGCCAATCATTACGGAGTACGGACCGGGCCGA